CGTAGATTTGGGCTGAGTAGCAAATGACCGCGTCTCCGGGACCCGGGACGGCCATCATGCCACGGCCGCTCCCAGGGCGTGAGACGAGCGTGGCCTAATTTGACCACATGCCCCGCCGTGAGCCGCCACCTGCAAAAGACTTCGCGTTCGACTTCACAGCCGACTGGGCGCCATACGCAGCAATCGTCCCCGGCAGCGTCGCCGCGAGGGAAGACTGGACACTTCATGGCACGCTGCGTAAGGACGGCAAGACTTATGGCCTAGCACATCGGAGAGGCATGTATGGCGGTTGTGATTTGCGAGGCAACATCTGGGACCTTACAGCGCTAGAACGCAGTGCTATCTCAAACGCCGTAACGTTCAAGACGGTCCCAGGCCTCGAAAACGCCCCAAAGATGCCGGCCGAAATTCCGATCGGGTTGACCGGCAGGGCGCAGGCAGCAGCCGTTCGCGCTTATCAGACCCCAGTGGACCGTCCAGACGGAGCGTGTGAGGCCTGCGGTAAGTTGTATTACCGCTGGAAAGACGTCGGCACCGTGTGCACGAGTTGTCGCACCGGACTCGTGCTGCCGGGACATTGTTGGCACTTCGTGCGGTGGCCAAATGGTGATCTGATAGCAACACCATCAGAAACGCTTACCGAAGAAGACGTAACGAAAATTCGCGCTCGCTGTCGGCGAAGGTGATAGACGCTGGCCACTTTGGACAGTTTACGTCTGCGCCACCACGGGAGCAGGAGATGGGTGAACGACCCAACCATAGTCCGAAGCCTTCGGAGCCTTGGCGATGATTTGGTCGACCGTGAGGGCTGCAAGTTCGTCTGCAGTCATCGCATCGAGCGTTGCCTGCTGTGCATATGCCCATGTCCACAGTGCAGCACGATAGGCTTTCATTGCTGCAGCATCATCCGCCCATTGCGCCACCGTGCAGTCGAGATACGAGATGCATGATAGCGCGCTGTCATAACCGTTCTGTTTCGCAACACCATCAAGCCATGCCTGAAGCTGCGGCAAGAACTCGGCGACGATGTCGTTAACGGTTACGTTCGGAACGGGACTAGGAACGCCGCCCGCAGCACACCAATCGAGATAGGCTTGATAATCGCGATTGCCTTCGTCCACAGGGATGCATGCGCCGTCCGAAAGGCGAATGACGCAGTCTGCATTCTTGGTTAGCTGATAGTCGCTCATGATCAAAGCTCCGAATCAAAAATAATCGTCGCGCCACCCGTTTTTGCCGCCGCGTAGCCTGCTCGACCGACTGTTGCTCCACTGATCGCGAACACCAACGCGAACTGATTGAGGGTCGAATTTGCTGTAAATGTCGGATTGGAAGCGTTCGTTGTGCCGTCACCTGTCCATCCGATTCCGCCACCAGTTATCGTCATGGATGGTGTTGCGCGCATATCCGCTGCTACCGACACCATTACGAAAGACGCCGTCGAGCTATATTGAACGCCGACCGCGAATGCGACACCAAAATTAAGGCTTAACACATTGCAATATCTTGAGCATAGCGACCATTCGATTCCTATCGGTCGCACATCGAAAGTCGTTGCAACACTTCCTTCTTCTAATTGAATTTGCGCAATATCGAACGTTCCAGATTGTTGCCCGAGACTATTTGTAACTGCATTTTGATTCGATCCGGCGTCAAACCAAAATTGAACAACGAACGCGTCATTGTTATTTGTTCCGATAGTTTTACCAACAATACTTGGCACAGCGACGGTTACCGAAAATTTTTGCCATGCTGTGGTAAGCGCGCACAAAGTTCCAACCATTTCTACATTGGCGGATGGCGAGCCTCCGGTTCCAAAAGCTTGCGTTGTCTGAAGGCATATATTCCGCGCAGCATCAGCTTTTGCCCAAAACGAAATCGTAATAGTTTTCCCCGACAAACGCCCCACACCTTCAATTTTTTGCTGCATTCGATAACCATTCGAAGCACCTGCCACACTGGTAACGACATGGCGAATGAAAAATTGCGGGTTATTTGGAACGGAAGTCTGACCAGGCGAAAAGCTTTGCTGTGAAACGTTCGCCGCAGTTCCTCCAAGGCTCTGATTGTTAAAGCGATCGGCAATGTATCCTATTCCGCCCGCGGCAATCGCCAACGTTGTGCCGCGCTTCCAAATATCGAAATTTCCGTTGATGACTTTATTCTTAAAGCCGTACAGAACACCAATCGCCGTTACGTTTGAAGAAACGTTTGCGTATAGCTCAGTTGTGTTTGCCTCGACCTTCCCAAGCGCAATACGCACGGTGTCGCCATCTGTACCGGCCGGTGCAGTACCGAAGTTGATATGTTGCTGTGCCATGGATGCCTCAGTAGTTGGTGACGTCAACGAGGATCGTTTGCCCCGTTTGCGAATTACCTGGAATGACAGGCGACTCACTGCCGACGGAGATAGAGCCCTCCGTGAGCGTGGTTCCATTGACGCCCGCGCCCACGAAGTACGGGCTGTAGACGTCCGTAAAGACAGGATTGCCGCTTTGATCTTCGCCCTGGCGCGTTGTCATGTTGAACCAAAGTCCCGGGTCCACGATTGCGGCCAAGCCATCGCGACCAAGTGGCGTCGTATAGAGGTTCATCGGAACGCCGCCATCTGCAGCGTTGTCGGCAATTTGAACGACCCGCATGTATTTCATGCGGCTGTCGAACACCACGGCGCCACTTGTTGGGTTCCGGATGCGCAAACCCACAGGCGTTGCGAACTGCTGCGACGCCGCTGACGTGACGTCGAAGATGTAATACGTGCCCACTGCCCCATAGGGACCGGAGCCAATAGTCAGCGTCCATGTCCCATTGGCATTTTTGACTTGCTGGAGAACGGTAACGACATACGTCCCGCGATAGGCAACAAGCGGCGACGTAGCAGAGATCGTTACGGACAGTGTGCCATTCGCAGGCAGATTGACGGCTCCGCTCGTGAGCACACAATGGTTCACGTAGAAGCTGTCGATCTGCGTGGCGAAATTTTGGTTGTAGAACCGCACACCGGCGGCGCCGGAGCCGGTCTTACCCGCCGTGGCTCCAGCGTAGACACCGTAGACAATCGTGGTCGCAAGCGGCGCCGAGTTCCAGCTCAGCGTCGTTCCGCTGATGCTGTGAATCGGATACGTCTGGCTGGTTTCGATATTAGGGACTCCGCCAGCGTAGCCAACAGCAAACGGCGTTCCGCTGGTGAACGCAGGAATGTTCATGGAGCCGGCGCTATTTGGAGGCACGTACACGGAACCAACAACTCGCGTCAGGCCGGTTGTGGGATCGCTTAAGACGGCTCCCGTAACAGGGTGCCTTGTCCTCAGACCGTACATAGTCATCAGTTGAGTACGCCCATTTCGATGACTACCACACCGCCGGAGTTGGTCATACGCCAGCCGTTCGAATCCTCGGTGATCGTGAATTGATCGCCACGAACGTAACGTGTCCCGGTCTTATTGATTTCCCAAGTGGGCAGGCCTGCCGAATTTACTGAGGTCGATTCGATCTGGTTGCCAATCTTCGCGTTGGTAATCCAACCGCTGCCGATGAACGCTTGGTTTATGAACGTCTGTTCGTTCTGGATGACGAAGGGACTTGCGATGTTGCCGTTCGCTGTACCTATCAACGCAAAGCGATCTGCCTGAAACAAAATCTGCGATTGCGCTATGCCAGAAGAATTGTCGACGCCAATGGCCATGCCCGCGGCATAGTACTTTCCTGTGCCAGGATCGATCTGCACTTTTATCTGGTAGGAGGCCGAGACGCTTCCGTTTACGTTCGCGGCGGTCGTCATGGCGGTCTGCGCAATGGCTTGCGCGCTGCCAGCGGTCGCTTGCACCGTAGTCACCTGCGATGCGAGCGCGCTGTCTCCATCAATGCGCGCCTGCGTCTCTGTCTGCACCAGGGCATTGAATCCGGCCGTTGAGGCTGCAACCGTGTCGATCTGCTTGGCAAGCGCATTGTCGCCGTCCTGCTGGGCGTACAGCTGGCTCCAGACACCTGCGTATTTCGTGGTGTCGCCGGCGTAGATGGAAGGATCGCCGGCCATGTCCGGCGTGATTGCCTTGATCGGCCCCAGCAGGCCCTGCGCTAGCTGCGTCTCGCCGATCTGGCCGCCGAGGTAGCTCAGAATGGTGGTTTCGTCGCTGCTGGCCTGACCGTTGACGCCGGCGCCGTCTGGATACCACGGACCAATGTTGCCCGTCTTATCGACGATGCGCCCCCAGAAGAAAAGCGACACGCCGGCAGCCATGCCAAGCATCTGGTTGCTGTTCTGTGGGTAGGCGAAATCCCCGAGCTTTGAGGCGGTCGTAATGTCCGGTGACTGCGAATACCAGATTTCAGTGCGCTGCGAATCTTCCGCTCCTGGCGGGAATCCCCACTCCAGAGCAATACCAAACACGAGCGACTTTGCAGTCAGATACGTGAGCGACGGCGGCGCACCGGTCTTCCCCTGAATCGGAGTCACGGCCGAGAGTGTGGGCACAGAAACCACGTTCCCCGGGCTGATTGCGCAAACGCGCGCTTGGTAATTGCCCGTGTAAATCCCTTGCACATCGCAAGACGTGCTCGCGACCGTGCCAGCGTTTACCCAATCGCCGTTGTCCTTTCGCCATTTCACCTGATATTGCGAGGCGCCCGTGGCTGCTGGCCACGCTATCGTCAGAACATTGGTCGCAATGCCCTGTGCTACGACGACATTGCCGCTCAACGTGACACTTGCAACGGGAGCTTGAATACTCGACGGAAGCGAGCTGATTGGCGGAATCTGGATGATCGTTCCGTTGTCGATCGCATCGAACTTGCTCGTGTTGTGCTCTACCGCAGTAATGGTGAAGCTGATATCCGTATCGGACTTGTCCTCAGATACGGACACCACGCGGAAAGTCTGCGCTTCCAACGCGGCGCTTTCCGACACCCACACCGATTGCACGGCCGGCATTGTCGAGAATGCCGCGCACGTAATGGCGTTTCCGTTGATGGCTTTCACGGTCTGCGTTTCAGACACGCCCGTGGGCAGCACCACCGTGAGGCTATCGCCTACCGCGATCGCATCAGGCGCACGGTCAACTGTAATGACGGTCGTGCCCGCGCCGGCGATAGCCGCCGATATGCGACCACCCTGGCGCTTTCCGGCGCGGCTCGGGTCCTGTACGCGAATGATCTGGCCTGGCGCCGCAATGATGCCGTCAAGGCCTACCTTAAACACCACCGTGTCCGTCTCAAGCTGAGACGTCAGCAGCACCCATTGCCCGGCTCGCTGCGCCTGCCCTTGCGAGGTGCATCCAAACGCGGTGATAGACACCGGCTGAATGCCGTAGCGCGCGAGCGCAGCATCGTTCTGCACGTACTCGACTGTGGGCAGGTAGAAATTGCGCGGGTCGTTCCATGTGACCTGCGCAGTCGTGTAGCGAGTCTTGCGAGCGCTGTCGGAATAGGTGAACAGTCCACCGATGACGTTGGCCGCCGTGTATACGTAAACCGGGTCCTGCGGCATATCGGCCGACGTATTGATCGCTCCGGCGCCCCAGTACGAGATGCCACGGAACACGCTGGCGATATCGCTTAGAACCTTGTAGGCGTCGGCCGTCGTCTGGAGGAAGATGTTGCAGGTAAAGCGGGGCTCCGTTCCGCCTACGCCGTCAGGGACCATCTCATCACAGTACTGAGCGATGCTGTAAAGCCACCACTTGTTGATCTGCGCTGCGGTGATGAGGTTGCCAAGGCCGTAGCGCGGATGCAGCGCGAGATCATAGAAGGCCCATGCTGGGTTGTCGGTCCATGCCGGCTTGAAGGTTCCGTCCCACACACCGGCGTATGTGCGTGCAAGCGGATCGTAGTTGCTCGGCACCTGGACAATGCGTCCCCACATGTCATACGCTCGCGCTGGAACATTGGTGAACTGCGATGCGTCGCCAGAAATCGCTACAAGCGCGCTGTTCGGGTATGCGAGCTTTGCGTCAATGATTTCCGTGTAACTGCTGACGGTGGTCGTATCATTGATGTAGGAGCTGTGGGCATTCGCGGTGAGTCGCGTAACGCGGACATTCCAGCCAATTTGCGCGGCCGGCAAATCAATGCGGTGTGAGCGCTGGTAGGTTGTTGTAGTTTTTCCCGTGAACGAGCCGGTGTAGGCCGTTTGGTAGGCGCCTCCGTCCGTCTGGACTTCGATGATGTACGCAATGGTGTAGCCGGTGATATCGCCATTGCTCGTATTTGTCTGTGAGAGGCCGTTGACCTCCAGCATGATGCCCACGGCGGATAGTTGCAGGTTCGTCAGGGAATGAACCCATGGCGTATCCGACCTCAATTCGACGTTGACAGTCGTTTGGTTCTCGACCGCCGGATAGCCCGGAATGTACGTCTGGTCCTGCGTGCCGTTGCGCGTGACAACCTGCACATTTTTGAAATTGAGTGAGCCGTCATTGTTGGCGAGTGGCGTTTTGTCGAGGTAGATCGACTGCAGGCCGTTGACCAGTCCGCCTATCTCGCCCTCGCTAATCAAGTCGAGAATGCGAAAATAGGCGATGGAGCGCAGGCTATCCGCCGACTCTACTGGCGCTCTCGTACTGGAGTCGCCGCCCTTTGCGCCTTGAATCAGTGCCTGCTGCATGCCGCTTATGCCCGCTGATA